CATACCTCATTACACTGGCATTATACATGTGCATCAACTACTCTTTATGGTGGATATTGTTGTTAGTTTTCTGTGTTACTCCAGAGGATTTGGATGATCACAGTATGTAAAGACTGCCCTAAACGCCATCCAGGATGCCACGGAGCCTGCGAGTGGTACAAGGCTGAGCGTAAGGCGCTGGATGCAGAAAACGCACGCAGGCGTAATGAGATTGCTGCTATATGCAGTATCAGGAGGGATTAAAAATGGATTTAAGACAAGAAAATAGGCATTTGAGAAATGTGAAATGGAATAATGAGCGAGAAATATATAGATTGACAAATAAGCTTAGAGAAACTGAATATCTCTTGGAAAAGGAACGCAGAACACATATGGATATAGGCACAGCGATCAAATCACTAGAGGAGGCTCGTAAGGTTCAGGGTTGCAGCTTAAAAGGTTGTTATGACGATTATAACCAGGGACTGTATAACGGGTTGGAGCTGGCATTATCAATCATGTGTGATAAAGAACCGGTATACGCACAGCCATGCCGCATCGAGATACCTTTAACCATATCTGGCAAAGAAATTGCAAAGATGATAAGCAGCTGCATAAAGGAAAATCTGAAATGAAGGTAAATGTGTTAGGTACCCAGTACACAGTCATATTCAATACATTGGCAGAAAACAACAGGTATAAGCAATGTGATGGTTATTGTGACTTTCATGTAAAAGAAATACATGTCAGAAAGCACAAGGATGATGATGTTGATCGCGATGAAATGACGATACCGGAAAAATCTATGAAGATTTATGAAAAAAAGTGTTTACGTCATGAGTTGATACATGCATTCTTGTTTGAGAGTGGGCTTGACTGCAATTTTGGCGATATCGATGGATGGGCCAGAAATGAAGAAGTGATAGATTGGATGGCTATACAGATGCCAAAGATAATGGCAGCATACGAAAGCGTGATAAACAAGAATGTAATTGAATCACGCTATATCGATGAAATAAAGTCAACTGAAGTGGAATTATAACGAAAGGAGGTTAATCTATGCCAAGACAAAGAAGTCCCAGCAGAGACGAAGCTAAGCGGATGTATCTTGATAGCAAAGGTAAGATGCTGCTAAAGGATATTGCTAAAGCTGTAGGTAAGCAAGATACACAGATTCGTAGGTGGAAATCATTAGATCACTGGGACGAGGAATTGAAAGGTAACGTTACTATTCCGAAAGATAACGTTACTAAACAGAACAATGGTATAGAGAAGCCGCCTAAAACAGAGCTATTACCAGAAGAAATAGAGACGCTGAACAATGAGGAGCTGACCGAGAAACAGCGCCTTTTTTGTTTGTATTATGTAAGATGGTTTAATGCGACGAAAGCATACCGCAAGGTGTATGATTGTGATTATACAACAGCGATGACAAACGGAAGCATGCTACTGAGAAATACTAAGATACAAGAGCATATCCAAGCAATCAAGGACGCTAAGATAAAGCAGGCCATGTACACAGCTGAGGATTTCTTCCAGAAAATGATGGATATTGCTTATTCAGATGCAACAGACTTTCTTTCTTTTGGCAGACGGATAAACGAGGAAACAGGGTTAGAATACAACTATGTTGATTTCCTTGACAGCTCAGAAGTAGACGGCACACTTATCCAAGAGGTAAAACAAGGCAAAGACGGATGCTCTATAAAGCTTGTCAGAAAAGAGTTCGCATTAAAGTGGCTGGATAAGCATTATAGTGAGGCTACGGACTTACAGAAAGCACAGCTGGAACAGATCAGGGCGCAGACGGATAAGCTTACCATATCAAAAGGCGATGATGAACAGCTTTCAAAAGTGGATAAGATCCTGGAGGAGATGCAAAAAGATGCTGAGCGAAAAGCAGGCTGAATTCATTCGTGAAGGAAATCATCGCTGGAACTTCAAGATTGGCGCTACTGGTACGGGTAAGACATATCTGGACTTTACCTATCTGATACCACAGAGACTGCGGGAGCGGCATGGAAAAGAAGGCTTGAATGCTCTGATAGGTGTTACACAGCAGACAGTCGAACGTAACGTGCTTGAGCCGATGCGCGAACACTGGGGACCTGACTTAGTTGGAGATATCCGGAAAGGAACCAATAAGGTCCATCTATTCGGTGAGGATGCTTACGTATTGGGCGCTGAGAAGATAAGCTCTGTCGCAAGGCTGCGTGGATCCACATTGAAATATTGCTACGGTGATGAAACAGTAGACTGGAACAAAGAGGTCTTTCAGCTGCTGAAATCACGATTGAGGACTGGATATAGCCTGTTTGATGGAACCGGGAACCCACAGCACCCAAAGCACTGGCTGAAACGATTCATCGACAGTGATGCAGATGTGTACTGTCAGCAGTATAAGTTGGATGATAACCCATTCCTTCCTGATGAGGTCAGAGAAGAATTGAAAAAGGAATATTTTGGTACTGTAGAGTATAACCGTTATATCCTTGGAGAATGGTGCAATGCTGAAGGACTGATATTCAAACCATATGCAGATAATCCAAAACTCTGGGAAGTAGAGATACTTCCTTTTTTTCAGATGGTTAATATCGGTCTGGATATCGGAGGTACGAAATCACATTCCACGCTCGCAGCTACAGGGATAGCACCGGCCTACAGTTCGATCTGCACTTTCCTGGAAAAGAAGATCACTCATGCGAAAGGTACGATCGATACGGTAAGTATCTGCCGTGCATGTGTGGAAATGATACAGCTTTGTATCTTAGAGGGGTATTATCCAGCATATATATTCGTTGATAACGCAGAACAGGTCATCCTGAACAGTATCCGGGGATATGTACAGCGTGCTGGGTATACGACGGTCGTTTGGGATTGCAAAAAGGTAGAAGGAAAAGACAGGATACTTGTCTATAACCTGCTACTTGGTCAGAAGCGTATGTTATTCCGGAATGTACCAATAGTATCAGAAGCGCTGGCCACGGTCCTCTACGATGAGAAAAAGGATGAGGATGCTATCCTGGATGATTTTACGACTGATGTCGATAGCTTCGATGCACATTTCTACAGCTGGAGCTTTTTCATGGATTATATTACCGCATTCAGATAGGAGGGATGCTATGAAGAACGTTTATGAGGTTCTGAAGGATCTTGGCCATGAGATACCAGAGGAATTACAGCAATATTACGGTAACATCGAATACTGGAAGCAGTGGTGGCAAGGATATGTGCCAAAGTTCCACCAGTATAAAGTAACGAATATTGAAAAAGAATTGATGACAATGAAACGTAGATCCTTGAAAATGGCGAAAAAAGTATGTGAGGACTGGGCCAATCTCCTTCTGAATGATAAGACAACGGTTATCATCGATGAGACGGTGGATGTCGGCACAGATGGGAAAGACGATAGCATAGATAATAAAATAAACGAATCTCAGAAATTCGTCACCGGTGATGAAAACGAACAGGCAGGTGGCGTTTTTGGATTGTCTAAGTTCTGGAAGAATGGTAATAAGACTGTAGAAAAAGAGTACGCTCTGGGAACAGCAGCATTCATTCTGGTACCTTACAAAGCAAAAGTGTGGAAAGGAAAGCTGACAGCAGAAAGTGTGAAAATCAATTGTATCAAGGAAGCCTGTTGTATCATTCCATTATCGTGGGACGGTGACGATATTACAGAATGCGCATTCGCCAGCAGCAAGCAGATATCAGGGAAGTCTTATATGTACCTGCAGGTCATGCTGCAGCTGGATGATGGCCGTTACAGGGTGGAAAATCATTACTATCTGAAAAGCGGCGATTCATATGAGCCGGTCAGCTCCAATCCAAAAGGTGAAGCACTGTGGTATATCCTCCCTGCGAAGCCTTTCTTCATATTGACACCTAACATCGAAAACAATATCCTGGAAACGACACCGATGGGGATATCCGTATTTGCAAATGCGACAGATCAGCTCCAGGCATGTGATATTGCCTATGATAACATGTATACAGATTTCATTTTAGGACGCAAGAAGGTGTTCATGAGTCAGGATGTCATCAGTACAGAGGATGTGCTGGCGATGGGGGATGACGGTAATCCAAAGCTGGATAGTAATGGAAAACCCGTTATTATTAAAAAGCCGATGGCCGGAGAAGCAATCGAACAGAGCATGTTCGTGAATGTTGGACAGCGGTTGCCGACAGCAGATAGATTCTTCCAGGAATACAATCCATCCCTACGTGTGGAAGAAAACAAGAATGGTATCCAGTTCGCATTGAATCTGCTCTCTTCAAAGGTAGGTTTTGGTCAGAACAAGTATCAATTCAGTATACAAACGATGGCAACGGCTACCGAGGTCAAGGCAAGCAGCAAGGATCTGACAGAAAGTGTATGGAAGCAGCGTGTGGTTATACAGGATGTCTTGACCGAAATGACACGTTCGATTCTCACTATTGGAAGGGAACTATGTGGCAAGTCTGTGAATCCAGATGCTAAGATCACGGTGAAATTCGACAATACGATGTTCAATGATGAAGAAGCGGAAAAACTCATGGACATGCAGCTGGTGAGTGCCGGTATCATGATGAAATGGGAATGGCGTGTAAAATGGCTAGGAGAGACAGAGGGAGATGCACGTCAGAAAACAGGGGAATCATTTGCAGAAAGTGATACTGCATCCATTTCTTATGAAGATGATAAAATCAAGAAAAAGGTTGAAGGTACAGAATAATGCTTACTCCTGAGTATTTGCAATCTGTTGGAGTTGATATCGAAAATCTATTTTATGATG